CATTGATTTACAATCATCACATTAAGAAGAATGACCTTGATCGTAAATATTCCCTAATTAACAATGGGGAAAAGATCAAGTTCTGCTATCTTAAGGTTCCCAATAAGCTCGGCGAGAATGTCATCTCATTCATCTCCGAGTTTCCACGGGAACTCAAACTAGATAAGTACATTGATTATGATCTCCAGTTTGACAAGAGCTTCCTAGAGCCTCTTAAGATTATTCTGGACGCAATTGGCTGGAGTTTCGAGAAGAAGATCACCTTAGAATCATTTTTTGGATGAAACCATGACAGATAAACAAAAGCTCGCATTCGACATCTTCATTGAGTCCGTGCTAGAGCCTGACTACAATCTCCGTGCAGAGGCTCATGACTTAGAATGTTATGATGAGCTCTTACAAATCCGCGAAGATGTGCTACAATACCTCTATAAGATTAGAAAGGACTGACTATGGCACTAACTCCCCGAGTAGATGAGCAGATCCAGGATGCATTATCATCCTTGCGTGGCGCTCTAGCATACGCTGCTCGTAATGAGCGTGTGACCACCTGTCAATCTATCTCTAAGATAATGCTGGATCTTGAATCTATCAGCCGTACAGAAGCTCTCATGGATACTCTTGAGAACTATAAAACTGATGGCAAAGACAACCTTGGTTTTGATTTTGGTAACTAAACATGGATTTTCTAAAGGACATCGTAAATGAAATTGGTGGCGAATACACACAAATTGCAGAGGAAATCGACGAAACTGAGTCGTTTGTTGACACTGGTTCGTACATCTTTAATGCTCTTGTCTCTGGGTCTATCCTTGGTGGTGTATCTGGCGATAAAATTACTGCGATTGCTGGTGAGTCTAGTACAGGCAAAACTTTCTTCAGTCTTGCTGTTGTCAAGAACTTTCTTGATACTAATCCCGATGCATATTGCCTTTATTTTGACACTGAAGCCGCAATTAATAAGTCAATGCTCATCAGCCGTGGCATCGACCTTAAGCGACTTGTGGTTGTCAATGTCGTAACTGTAGAAGAATTCCGTACAAAGGCTCTAAAGGCTGTAGATATCTACATGAAAAAGCCCGAAGAAGAGCGTAAGCCTTGTATGTTTGTCCTAGATAGTCTAGGCATGCTCTCCACTGAAAAGGAGATCAATGACGCTCTCAATGATAAGCAAGTTCGTGATATGACTAAATCACAGTTGCTTAAAGGTACTTTCCGTATGCTTACTCTAAAGCTCGGTCAGTCCAAAATCCCCATGCTCGTTACTAACCATACCTATGATGTTATCGGTGCTTACGTCCCCACAAAAGAAATGGGTGGCGGTAGTGGTCTTAAGTATGCTGCTACTACAATCATCCATCTCAGCAAGAAGAAAGAGAAGGACGGAACAGAAGTCGTTGGAAACATTATCAAGGCAAAGGCTGCTAAGTCGCGTCTAAGCAAAGAAAACAGCCAAGTCGAAGTGCGCCTCTACTATGATGAGCGTGGACTTGACCGCTACTACGGTCTCCTAGAACTAGGTGAAGCCGGCGGTATGTGGAAGAACGTGGCTGGTCGCTATGACCTTGGTGATGGTAAGAAGATCTACGCTAAGCAGATCCTCAAAGAACCAGAAACTTACTTCACCCCTGAAGTGCTTGAGAAATTAGATGTAGTAGCCAAGAGCCTCTACTCCTACGGACAGTAAACCTTACACACTTTATAAATGGATCGCATTGAGAACCTAATTTTAAGATCACTCGTACATAACGAAGACTATTCACGAAAGGTAATTCCATTTATTCAGCCCGAGTATTTCCAAGATTCTTCAGACCGTGTTTTGTTTGAAGAGATTGGTGCTTACATGACTAAGTACAATACTCGCCCTACCGTTGAGGCACTATCGATTGAGGTCGATCAGCGCCTTGACCTAGCTGAAGAGCAAGTTAAGAACCTTCGCATGACTCTCAGTGACTTTGAAGAGGTCACTGGTACAGACGATTGGATGATGGATAGCACCGAAAACTGGTGCAAGAAACAAGCCATCTACAATGCCCTCATGGAGTCTGTTTCCATTGCTAATGGAGACAGCAAGACAAAGAGTGAGGATGCTATCCCTAGTATCCTCAGCGAGGCTCTCGGTGTCTCCTTTGACGCTAACGTGGGTCACGACTATATTGAGAACGCAGACGATCGCTTTGCGTATTATCACAAGACGGAAGATAAGATTCCGTTTGACATTGAGATGCTAAACAAGATCACCCAAGGTGGTCTACCCAACAAGACTCTCAATATCGCACTAGCAGGCACTGGTGTGGGTAAGTCCCTCTTTATGTGTCACGTTGCTGCCTCCACTTTGATGCAGGGCAAGAATGTCCTGTACATCACCTGTGAGATGGCAGAAGAGAAGATTGCTGAGCGTATTGACGCCAACCTTCTCAATGTCAACATCCAGGACTTGAAAGAGCTTCCTAAGACTATGTTTGACAACAAGATTGCCAAGCTAGCTAATAAGACGCAGGGCTCTCTAGTTATCAAAGAGTATCCTACTGCTTCTGCTCACTCAGGTCACTTCAAGGCACTCCTAAATGAGCTCAAGCTAAAGAAGAACTTTACCCCAGATATGATCTTCATCGACTATCTAAACATCTGTGCCTCTAGCCGAATCCGTGCCGGTTCTAATGCTAACTCCTACACACTAGTTAAGAGTATTGCTGAAGAGCTACGTGGTCTAGCTGTGGAGTTCAACGTGCCTATCGTGAGTGCCACACAGACCACCCGTAGTGGTTACGGAAACAGTGACGTTAACATCACTGATACTAGTGAATCTTTCGGTCTCCCTGCTACCGCTGACCTCATGGTTGCCCTCATCTCCACCGAAGAGCTTGAGGGTCTAGGTCAAATCATGGTCAAGCAGCTCAAGAACCGTTACAATGACCTCAACTATCTCAAGCGATTTGTTGTGGGCATTGACCGTGCTAAGATGCGCCTGTATGACTGTGAGCAGTCTGCGCAGGATGACATCATGGATTCTGGTGAAGAGTATGAGAGCGAAGACAGAGCAGAGAACACGCGCAAAGAGAAGTTTGCTAAGTTGAATTTCTCATGAACTTTCCCGGTGTAATTACTGATGTTCTTTCCTTTGAGTTATTCAATAGCTTGCAGGATGATCTTAGATTCTGGGAGCTTTCCAACTATTCATATACCAAAGATGCAAGTCAATTTTTGGGTAGAGTTGGTGCTGATGAGCTAATCTTTAGAGAAGCCCAGACCATTGTAAAATATAAGATTCAAAAGAATTTTAAGCACCACTTACACTCAGTGCGTGTTCACTTAAATGCTGCATTTCCCAATACAGCGGGCAGTGTGTTTCATGCTGATTCCGTTGATGATGATCAAATTACATTTGTGCTTTATACAAATAGCAATTGGAATACCCAGTGGGGAGGAGAGACTGTTATCAGTACTCCTGATGGATATAAGTATGTCCCATATATCCCCAACACCGGATGCTTCTTCCCTTCTCATTGGCAGCATTACGGAGCGTCTCCAAATGCACATGCCAAGATAATGAGAACAAGTGTCGCCTTCACCTATAAGGTATGCTATAATTATCCCATCCCAAGAACAAACTATGAGCAACGTTGATTTTTCCCGCTACCTACAGTTCGTAGATGGCGTAACCAGCACCCCCTCTAAGGAGACTGAGGCATTTGTTTACCGTGTCCAGGAGCTCCGTGGTGAGGGCTGTGACATCCAACGCCTCCTAACTGCCTCTGTTGGCGTCTGCGCTGAGGGTGGTGAGTTCATGGAAATCGTCAAGAAGATGGCTTTTCAGGGCAAGCCTTACAACGCAGACAACGTATATCACATGAAGCGTGAGCTCGGTGATATCATGTGGTACATGGCTCAAGCCTGTATCGCTCTCGATGTGACATTCGAGGAACTGGTTGAGATGAACGTAGAGAAGCTAGAAGCACGCTATCCTGGTGGTTCCTTCGACGTTCACTACTCAGAGAACCGCCAAGAAGGAGACCTATGAACTCATACACTCATCCAACAAAACTAGATAGAATCAAAGACTGGCTTGGTGGTGCGTGGTATGATATCTGGTGGCTAGCCATTGCTGAAAGGTTTGACCCAATGCCCGAATGGGCTATCTGGGAAATGAACTTCTTTCAGCACATCAACCAAGGTTGGCTGGAGATGTACGATGAAGTTTGATCTTGAAATTGAGGACTTTACCATAGTTCTCAATGCTCTCCACTACTATAAAAAAGTAGAGAAGAGAGGAAACTTTCAACAATACGACACCGATCGTATCAATCAGCTGAGAGATAAACTCTCGGCGCAAATGTTTAACCAGGAGGATGAATGAAAAAATATCTACCAATGCTGATCCTGCCTTTACTTGTGGCATGTGGATCTGCTAAAATGGAAACCACTTCACCAGAAGTTCTAGCTGAAGCCGCTGCCTCTTGTAGCGCCGCAACTGGAGTAACTGGTGAAGTGGCTCACGTTCCTGAGATGGGTCTCACCCTTATTATTGGTGAAGACTCATACGGTGAATGTGAATGGACCAATCCCAAACAAGTAACTGTTGTACAAAACTAAGGAGAAACAAAATGGAAAAGGAAGTATATGAAACCAACATGGAGCGTGCTGAGCGCCTCAATGGTCTCCTAGCTATGCTAGGTGTTGTCGCCGCTCTAGGCGCATATGCCGTTACAGGTCAGGTAATTCCTGGTATCTGGTGAATACTACAGGGACTTCGGTCCCTTTCTTTTGTCTCAGTAGCTCAGTTGGATAGCAGCAATTGCCTTCTAAGCAATCGGTCGTAGGTTCGAGTCCTACCTGAGACGTTAACCACACTAAGGTTATGATTGTAGA